AAATATAGCTATAAAAACACCTATTAGAAAAAATAATATAAAATATTTTAGAATAGTTTTTCTCCCCTTCCATATTTTCTGTAAAAGAGCTATTAAATCTATTTCATCTTCTCTCTGTATTTCTTGATTCATATTCAATGTATTATCAATTACTTAAATGTACAAAGAGATCCCAAATGTCCCATCTGTTCAGTTATTTGATCATCTCAAATTAAGAGCTTCGGTTGCTGTTGTAGGCCATGAGAACTATACTGAATTCTTTCTGACAGATACAAGGACTACGATAACAATAAGCTTACAGGCTCAGGTTGCCGACATGCTGTTTTCTTTAGATGGGAAGAAATCGAAGATATCGAAAACGCCGTTGAAAACAACGGGTACGAAATTAAGTTCTATCCAGTAACGGTTGAACCTGGAAATCCAGAAATATTAGATAAGTTTAGAAGATTAAATCTTGTGACCGTAAATAACGAAACGGCAATGGCGAAACAATCTTTTGGGAGGAATACGTTTGAAAGATATCTTAACCAAACAGGAATAGAAGTAGATTTTCCAAAAATCAAACCAGTGAATGCTGATACTCCATTAATGCAAAAGCTCGATGGATTAATCAAAAGAGCACCACATGACATGCTGATTGTCAGTAAGTCAAAACAGATTGTGAATGTCATTAAAGAACGACATCCACACATAGGAATCTGGACAGGGGACATAAAAGAAGGACTCGATAGAAAAGTAGTAGTTGCTACAAACCAAGTTTTAGGAGTCGGTGTTGATGGCTTGCAGCACAAATATCAAACAATCGTTGTTCTAGATCCAGTCGAAGAAGGTTCTGGAGAATATGACGATTACCGCCAACTACTCTGGCGAATAACAGGAAGTAGACAACAACACGATGTAAACGTGATTGAATTTTATTATAAAGGAGAATGAAATTGTTTAAATTACCAGAAAACAAACCACAAGTACCAAAAGATACGCCAAGAAATTACTTCATTTATGGCGAAACCATGAGTGGGAAATCGTACCTTGCAAACGAGTTTCCTAACCCGATTGTTTTAAACACGGATGGGAATGCGACTGCTAACAGCGTTCCTAGTATTCAATTAGTGAATATTAAAAATAAAGAAGGTCGAATTACTAACTCAGTGATTAAACAATTAGGAGAAATCATATTAGCATTGCAAACTCAGAAACATTCGTATGAAACGGTAGTTGTTGATGTAATCGATGACGCGATTGAAATGATTAAAATTGCAGTTTGTGATGAACTAACTCCACCAGGTAAACCTCGATTGATGTCGTTATCTGAAATATCGTATGGAAAAGGTTATGACTTCTTCAACCAGGCTATTACGGAACTGGTTATGGACCTCAAAGCATTACCGATGAATGTCATTTACATCAGCCGTCAAATTTCAGAATATGACGATAATGGAAAGGTAACCAAAGACAAACCAAGCTTGAAAGATAAGTACGTGAACCTTATCAACGGAAATTCGGATTTGATGATCCATACAGAAAAAATCGGGAATAATTACAATCGTGAAGTTGACAGAAAACGTAAAACTTACTACGCGGACCAAGTTGATGACAAAGCGATTTTGAAAATTTTAACAACCGTTAGAGGTGCTGTTGAACCTCCTCGAAAACAACAAGCAACAACAAAACCAATTGCAAAACCAACAAAACAAGAAACAGTTGAAGTTTCTAATAATGAAGACGAATTATTTTAAAAACTAAAGGAGAAATGAAAAATGAGTTTATTAAGTATTGCAAAGAAAATTAAAGAAGATGGATTTGACCCTCGTAAAGATAGCGTGAACGGACCTGCAGCATTACCAGCCGGTGATTATACAGTCGTTTTAAAACGAGTGCAATTCAATATTGCACCCAGTGGATGGGAAAGCTTAGGATTCACGTTTGAAGTCCGTGGTGGTGAATTTAACGGACGCACTGAATATGTATCTTTTGGAACACTGTCTGAATGGAACGGAAAAGACTTGTCTTGGTCAGTAGAACGAACAATTAAATTCTTTACAAAGGCAATTGAACTCGCTGGAGACAAGGTTATGAAGAACGACTTCGAAGACGGAAGAACATTAGCTGATGCCTTAGAACGTAAAGCAGTTGGTTCTTACTTCACATTAAAAATCCTAGAAACAAAAGGTAAAGAAGATAAAGTATATCGCAACTACGATATCGAAGAAGTGCCGCAAGCGCAGAATGGATTTGATATTGATGAAGATGACCTCCCATTCTAAAGTAAAAATCCTTGATGTGTGTTGTGGCTCAAGAATGTTTTGGTTTGACAAAAATGAGCCACACACGACATTCATGGATATAAGAAAAGAACAGTTTGAAATTCATGGGAAGAAAGTTAATGTTCAACCAGATATTATTGGCGACTTTAGAAATATTCCGTTTGAAGACAACCGTTTTGACCTGGTTGTGTTTGATCCTCCTCATTTAAAATGGGCTGGCCCTAATTCAATAATGAAAGCTCAGTACGGCCAATTGGACAAGCATACTTGGAAGGAAGATCTTGCAAAAGGATTTGAAGAGTGTATGCGTGTCTTGAGAGTTGGGGGAACATTGATTTTCAAATGGTCAGACTGCCAGGTAAATGTCAAAGAGATTTTAAACGCTATTCCGTTCAATCCATTATTTGGCCAGCAAAGAGGGACAACACACTGGATGACATTTGTAAAATTTGAGTAGGAAAAGTTTATGGCATCAATGAAAGAATATGCGCTGTTGTATCAGCAAAAAGGCTTCTCTGTCATCCCAATTAGTCCTACAACTAAAAGACCACTAATTGAATTTGCGGACAAACCACCTCTTGATGCTGATGGAATTAACGAAGTTTGGAACCAATATCCGAATGCAAACATAGCACTAAGGACTACAAACTTCTTCGTGATTGACATTGACAAACACGGACAAACCAGTGGATATGATTCGTTGAAGAATTGGGAACATTTAAACCTAATCGAACCCACACTTCAAGCTAAAACTGCATCCGGAGGTAAGCACCTATTCTATTTCAAGCGTGATGATATCCACATCAGTCAAATGATTGGATTCCTTCCAGGAGTGGATATCAAAGCGCATGAAAACAATTATGTGTTGGTTGCGCCTTCCGCTACTGACAAAGGGCAATATGAATGGGACATGGAAAAATCACCCGGAAAAGGAACGATGATTACTCCATCAAGGGGCTTAATTGAAGCGATCATTAAGCAATACAAAATCACTAATGGACGTGAATTCGATTATAGCGATGGTTTAAGGTCGTGGGTTAGTAAGGGAAGAACAACCGGAAAGACTAAAACGACAGAATTATTTGAAATCATTGCCAACGGATTAGGCGATGAAGGGAATCGTAATGATAAGCTTGCTAAATTTGTAGGTGGGCTTTTATGGCGAGGAGTGGATGAAATGGATGTGTTGACGTTGGCTAAAATAGCCAATAGCAACACTCCAAATCCACTATCGATGCAAGAACTAGAAAGAACAGTAGTAAGTATGATTAACAAAGACAGGAGGTGATTGTGATTGGCGAAGTAGTGAGTTTTTATAAAGATTATGAACCGATTAAGAACAGCAACGGAACTTTGAAGACGAATAGTCCAGTAAATGTGTTAAACGCATTTCGAGCTGATGATCAGTTAAATCTCTATTTGAAGCATAATGAATTCTCTCAAGAGCACGAATTGACAAGAGACATTCAAATTGGAAACACGCTTTTGAAAAAAGGAGAGCTACCTTCGAATTTTGAATCAGTTGTCAAAGTTTATTTTGAAAACGTCACGGGTGCTGCATTTACATCTCAAGCAATGACAGATGGCATGGAAACCTTCTTATCTGAACGGTCTTACAATCCAGTGAAAGAGTATATGGAAGAAGCTGAGAAGAACTGGGACAAACGAAAACGCATCGGACAAATGCTGCAAGTCTACCTTGGTGCCAACCAAGACCCTCTAGTATCAAAAATTGCTGAAATGTGGATGGTAGGTGCTGTTGCTAAAGTGTATGAGCCTTATGTCAAATTTGACTACGTTCTAGACTTAGTAGGTGGCCAAGGTGTTGGTAAAACTTCTTTTTTACAAAAAATAGGCGGTCATTGGTACACGGATGCGGTAACTGATTTTGCAAACAAGGATAATTACGACATCATGCTGAAGCATTTGATAGTGAATGATGACGAAATGGTTGCTAGTGACCGCATGAGTTTTGCGGAAACAAAATCGTTTATTTCAAAAACGAGCTTACGATTCAGAAAACCGTATATGCGCAGAACGCAGGAATTTGCAAAGAATTTCGTTTTAGCGCGCACAAGCAATCACGTAGAATACCTCAAAGATAAAACAGGGGAACGTCGGTTCTTACCTGTACTAGCGTGTAATAGCAAACAGAAAAAGCATCCTATGAAGATAACGGATGAAGTTGTAAAACAAATTTGGGGTGAAGCCGTCACCTTTTATAAAAGCGGTGTGGATTTGATGTTTGATGAAGAAACAGAAGAGCAGCTAGTTGAATATCGTGAACAATTCATGTTCAGAGATGAGATTGAACTTCAGATTCTTCAATACTTAGAAATGCCCGTTCCTAAAGATTGGGAAAGTAGAACAACAACTGATCAGTATATTTATACGACTAAATATTTTGCAAATAGTCCTGACTGGACTTCAGGAGGACAACCGATGAATCGAGTGGCTACTCGAGAAATTATGTTCAATTTGTTCCATAAAGAATCGAACGACCAAAAGTTATCTAGAAAGATTAGTTTCATTATGGATAATTTACTAGATTGGAAAAAAGAACGATTCAGAATTGGCGGAAAATTAATAAGAGGTTATCAAAGAATTATTACCTAATTTGTGACACGTACTGATGTCACAAAACTAAAAACGTGTCACACTTGTGACTCGTTGTACCGGCAATGTGACACGTTTTTTAAGAATGGTGTCACACTTCGAAATGTTGTTATATCAACGTTTGTAAATACTTTTTTATATATATGTGACACCTGTGACATGTTTTTTAGTAAAAAAGTAAAAAGTAAGTATAAAAGCCTATTAAATCAACATTCTTATATTTTTATTTTATATTTTGCGAAAAAACGTGTCACACATGTCACACGTGTCACAGGCCATGAATTAGAAGAAAAAAATAGAAAAGGAGAGATGCTTATGAACGATATAAAATTGTATGTCATTCGAGATGCTAAAAGTCCACAATGGTACTTTCAACGTATCGAAGACTACTCAAGCATGATGGGATATCTTACTAAGAATCATCCAAGATATACGCATAAACTTACGAACAACATTAGAGAAGCGATGCATTTTGACACGCCAAATGAAGCACTAGAATTTATCAAGGAACATTCTATCGAAGGGGATATCATTAAGGATCCGTATCAAG